GTCTGTACTTGGAATGTCGCGCCTTTCTGGAATGTAGTAGGGGACCGGCCTTGTGCTTGAATCTGGGTTGCTGCATCAATGCTCTGCTGCATACGCTGAGCAAGTAATTCGGGATTGCTGTCTAACAGAGTCAGAGCCTCGTCAACCTCTGTTGTATCTACCCGCTCCCCTTGCCTTGCTGATTCTACTAGTCCTGTTCTGCGCTGCCGCAGGAGTGCTCTAGTGCCTTCGATATCACCAGCTGTCAAGGCAGGTAGTGCTTGCTGTGAGAATTGAGCAATAGAGTTAAGCCGCGCCGTGTTTCGTGCGTCCAGCTGTTGGGTGGGTGTTGCCACACCCTGCTCAGCAGTGGTCACTTGCGCCTCTAATAGTCGATCACGCAATGGCTGAAGCTGTTGATTCAACTCCTGCTGCTGTCTCTGCTGCTGTATCTGCTCAAGACGCTGAACATTCAACAACGCGTTTCCGAATGACGCGCCCACATCTGTAGGGCGCCCCGCAAGTAGTAATCTAGGATCTGCCGCCATTAGAGCCCAACCCCTCCACCGAATCCAACTGAACCAGGCGCCCCGGGTGATAGGAACCTAGTCGGGGATGTTAGTCCCGCGGTCGTACCCGCTCCACCGCCAAACCCCCCTGCTGCTGTTGCGCCTATATTAATTAGATTGCCGACCCCCGCCGCTCTTGCGTTAGCTGCACCTACGCCGCCTGCTGCTTGAATATTACCAATGTCCTGAAGAAGCGGGGAGACTTGAGAGCCTGCGCCAATCTCAACGTTTGCCTGTTGGCCTGCTACCCCCCGACCGAAGTCTAACAGCCCCGCAATGCTGCGTTTCTGCTCGCCAATCAGTGGTGATGCTTGCAATAAGACATTCTGACTCAGTTGTTCGAGGGTATCACCGGCACTTAACCGCCCTCTTGCTGCTGCTAGCTTCTGAGTGCCTGTCTGCGCCTGTTCTAAGGCTAAGCTGAATAAGGGATTGCTCTGTAGGAATTCAAACTGCTGTTGGGGATCGGTTAGGAAGCTAGCTTGCTCCAATCCTTGCTGGCCTACTTGACCGAAAGGCTGTAGGAACTCCTGCCCTCTCTCCGCTGCTGCTTGCGTGGCTGCAATGGCTTCCCTAGTTGCGCCTGCTTGTAGCTCAGCGCCTTGTGTAGCAGCTTTGGCGGCAGTAGAACCAGTGATTGCGCCAATCGTGTTCTTAACAAATCCCATGATCGTTCCTCAACACCTTAATGTCTGATAGTTTGCCGTCTTGAAGGTGCGCATCTTCCTTAATCTCGATGCACTTAAACCCAAACGATTCGGCAAATCTAACAACATTCCCATATATAACGGGAATCTCGGCGTATATTGGCAAGTTCTTGGCTAGGCCGATGTCAAGCGCCATTCTTGCAAAGCTTAAAGCGTGTTCCTTCCTGAATTCTGGTAAAACCTGGATGTGACAGTAGTATTTACTGTCGATCCAATGATACACCATAATTCCAACTGCATCATCATCATAGATCCCAACGATATAGTTGTGGTCCTCTAGTGGTGGGGTGAATTCGTCTGCTGGTGGGCAGTTGTCGTCAATGATCGTTTTATAGATCTCTGGGTGGCAGAGGATAGACTTAATCAATCCAATATCCTTTGTGCTTTCTACGATCATGTAACCTCTGACCCAGATAGGACTGTGTTATATGCCGACGCAACAGATGACTGTATCTTGATCGAGTCGCCTGCGTTTATCTTAAGCCCTGCCACCTGGTCCACAGTCCAGCTCTTGCCAATTCCCGCTGGCACCTTTCTGATTGCCAAGATCCTGTCTGTTGTTCCATCGTTGAAGTAGACGCTGAAGGCATTAATAACAGCAGAGTCGTTGGTCACGACTAGGCTTAGGCCTGCTGTAACAGTCCCGGCTACTCCTGTATGAAGAGTCGTCAGGTCTGTTGTTACGATTGTTCTTGCGTCAAGGTTAATCGGTGTTCTGGCCATATTATGCCCCGTCTATCAATGAACAAACGTTTGCATGTTCTGTGCTTGCTTCTTCTGGGGTATCGAACTTCTTCACAGCGCATAAACCGTTAGCCATCTGGAATATAATACTATTGTCTCTGTCGTTAGTCTCAACCCTGACAACGTGCTTCAGCACAATCTGTGTCTTTACATCGATCGTATACATTAATCTTGAACCTCGCTGCCTTGGGCCGTCCAATGCATCCTAGTTAATCCCGTCAGGTCATCCTGAATAACAAACTCTAGCGACTCGTTTAAGGCACCGTCCAATCTAATTACAGCGCCGTGTTTAGACCACCCTCCCCACGTTATGCGGCATGTAAAGCCACGAATATTACCGCCGTTATTTAGGAAGAAATCATGATCAAAACCTTGCTCGATCATGTCGCCATTAGACTTAAAGTTGTATAGATTCCGGTAAGTGCCGTCGCCATTGTTCACGCGCAAAACGCAACCGTTAGCCAGTGCTGGGATGCCCCCGAATGTCTCAAAATCCATAGGTGAGTTATCACGTATCTCGACTATTATCCTAACCATGTCGCCTTTCTGAAGGGTGAACGGCAAAACAGAATAGACGACTGGGGTTACTGAGCCGTCAACGTTCATGTCCTCATTAGACACTGCGACAATAGACGCCGCTATTGTGTAGACCCTGTTTATAGGCGAGTCCAGAGTTATCACATCCCCCACGACGCCAGTGATAGCCGACTGCATAAAGGCTGTGCCGTCTGTGGAGTCTCCGATCTCGACTATATTGCCAATGTTCGCCACTGTTAAGCCATGTCCCGCCGTTAGAGTGATATCTCTATTCGCCCCATCTGCCACCGTATCAATTGCCAATGTCGGGGTTGATAGAAGGTTAAGAAGGGGAACATCAAGGATTCCTGTGGTTTGATCCTGTACGAATACAGGGATGCCAACTCCACCTCTGTCGCTTGTCTCCAGCGGAGATACTATATTAACGTTAGCTGGGTCTGGAAATACATCGCGGCTCATATAATATTCCAAGCATCTGTTTCAACGAGGTAGACTATATCTAAACTCGTAAGTTGTACGTTTATAGTCCAGTCGGTTTCGCCGTCTATGAGCTTTCCATTTCCGTCGACTATAACGCTTCCGCCTACCCTCTTAACTGTTGCTAGCTCCTGGTCATCAGGCTCATCGTTGAGTGTTACCGTAACAGCGTCTGTGCAGATAATGATCTCACTGCCGATGGTGGTGTAATCAACAGCTGTCGGAATGACATTCCTAAACTCTAGATCAGATATACGGCTGAACAATCCAAACAATCCATCTGTATCAACCTGAGAATTTACCGTTTCGTCTATGGAGTCATCGGAGCCGCCTGTTCTTGTCCATAGCTGGAATAACAACCACTCAAGGCGCTCAAAATACGGCCTCAACTCGTTGTCTGTGGTGATCTTTCTAGGGCGGCGTAACTGCGGTGGGGGATTGACTTTAGCCATTATCTGCCTGCCAATCTGATATCAATCGCGCCTGAGTAAATCGAATAATCAACTGCGTCTGATGTGGTTATACGTATCATCAAGTCATAGAAGCTCATCATCTGCCACCACTCAACCAGCAGGTCCGTCTCCCCCAGTCGACCTATACGGAGCCAATCGCCCTCACGCCAAGACTTACCGCCATCGGTGGAGTACTCCAGCATTATCTTAGGGTCTTCACCCTGACCTGTGATAAGACCAACGCCTGTCTCCATGATTAGCTCGAAGCGCGACATCTCTAGCCGCTTGCCACGGTTGCCAATGTTCTCACCGCTGATTGACGCTAGAACTCTGCGGCGCTGATAGACAGATCCGTTGTTATCGAATCGGTTGATGTCTAATTCGTACAGATCGCCGGTTGTCTTGTCACCTATCAGGTTCTTACCGAACACATTAACCAGTGATGCTATGTTGTAATCACCGCCCTCTGTGCCTGCTGACAGTTCAAACCATCCGTCTGTACCTAGTTCTTCATTAAGACACCAAGTCTGACCAGCATCAGGGAAGTCTATCGCATAGAACTCTTTGCCCTGGAACACGAATGTATAAGCGAATGCGTCATCTACTCTGCCGTAGCCTTCAACGGCATTAGCTATGGCTGTGGATGATATGCGCTCCTCTGCGCCGCCTCTTGCTCTGTAGATACTGCGATCAGAACCAAGCCAATAGATAGCGTCCTTTGTATTAGCTACTGAGTGAATAGCAGCACAGCCGATAGATATTAATGACCCTTCTACGTTATCAAATGGTGGTGACCCGACCCCCGAGTTGTAGATAAGCTGTGCAGTCCTCTCGCCTAGCAGATAGACCACCTGATCGAACGCGTATGCCCTTACTAGGTTGTCTGGCGATACCTCTGCGCCTGCCGCATTGAGACCTGACGCACTTGACCCATCACCAACGTCAGACACCACATATAGCGTGTCTTTGGTATAAACAAACTGGTTGTTAATAATCGTGACAGCCTTAGAGCCGTCGATATCAGGGTCTGTTACCTGGACTACTGTTGATCCATCATACCAAAACACGCTAGTCCCGGTAACGATAAACAGGTTAACGCCGTCATTTGCGAAGATACACCGCGCAGTGCCTGGTATCGTGCCCCTCGCTGTGTGAGTGCCTGCCGAGTCGACCTGGTACAGAGTGTTACCGACTACGCGAAACTCAACCTCTGCCATGTTTGTGCCGTTACGCTCCGTCCCTACTGCAACTGAACCAAACACAGTTTGACCAGGGAATGATTTAATAACGAATTGGTTCTTACCGCTTGGCACTACTTCGTGATACCAGTTCCGGGTCTCTTGCGATGACAGAGGCCTAGACCGATCCTGATACGATGGGCCTGCAATGTTGATTGGTATCGTCTGAAAGGCCATTAAGGCGTTGCTCCGTCAACAGTCATCACTGGTGAGGGGCCATATCTTCCCATATCAGCTTTCTTGTTTGCCCCACGAATAGCGTTGATGAACTGAGCGAAGTATCGCGCAGCATCTTGTTCTTTCTCTGCCCAATTATTAAGCGCCCACAATGCACCAAACAGGTAGATAGTGGGGTGATCAGTTAACACCTGATTGGTGGGTGCGGCTGTGGATAGCGCCGTGAATTCTTTGATATATTGAATCTCAAGCGCATAGTCAATATCAGGGAACCGTTCAAACTCTAACTGACTTGTAACAGTGAAAAAGCATGGCTGTCCCGCATCGCTCCGAATCCTTAGCTGGCTGGGTGTGCGGTAATTAATCTCGGAGTTCTCACCATTGACGATCTGCAGGCTTAGCTTCCGCATAGACTGGAAGCCATCAGGCAGCGCGACAAACCGGCTAGGGGTGGTTGAATCCATCGTGGCTGTTGCTAGGGTTTCTTCTGAGCGGATCTTAAGCGGCTCGATCTGATTAGCGTACATCTCAGATTCTGCCAGTTGAATAAACGTGTCAATCTTCAGATCAACATCGCCGCGGTGTGACCAATCAATGATCTCTAGCTTTAGGTTTTCAAACGTATCTAGCGCCATTGTGTCGCACCTGAATTAGATAAAAGGGGGATTGCTCCCCCTCTGGTATCACTCTTCGACTTTCTTCTTCGGCTTAGGGCCGGGCTTTTGCTTTGGCTTGTCGAGCCGAATCATCCATAAGTGACTAAATTGTTCTTCCTCTGTAATGACAACTGGATCACCCTTGTCGTCTTTCTCCAGAGAATGAGTCTTAGCTACAATCTCGAACTCATCACCTTCACGGCGTTGATCTAGGCCGTAAACGCCAATGCATCCTTCTTTAACCCGAACCTTCATAACTTACCCCTTAAGTGATGTCGAAGCCGTCAGCGTAGTCGTTGGTTGCATCAACCATGCTCATCGGCATCAGATGTGCTGACATTGTGATGATAGGAGTAGCGCCGAGGGTGTCATAACGAATACCCAGGAACTGCTCACTTTCCGACAACTTGGTAGGTGGAATCGGAATGAAGAAACTGAAGCCCGCAACAAGCAAGTCAGCATCTTGCGCTGGTGCTGTTGGAGTTCCTGATTCAAACACCCGACGACCGATCAACTGACGACCAGTAGACTGAGCAGCGTTGGACGCATACTCAACATCAAAGGTGTAATCCTCATCACCAGAGGTCTGATCAGCAGTCACGATGACTGTGAACATGACACACATTGGCTCACCGTTACCAACCGACCGATCCTGTGAAAGATCGATCACGTTTGTACCAACTGCGTCAGTCGTTACCGCCTGAGAGTCGGAGAACTGATTTTGCGCATCTAAGATCATTATGATTCTCCTGTTAAACTACGCGGGATTCAGAAGTACCCAGCGCATCAACAATGCGAACCGGAATACCCAGGAATCGAGTATTGAAGATTGTCTCGCCAAACTGGTTCAGACCTTCCTGAACAGTAACAGCGCTGGATGATTTCTCAAGCCCGATGATACGGAGATGAGACGCCACGGTGCGGTTGACGTAGAACGCCGGGTTAACGTTGCTCAGCGAAGGCAGACGGTCAATTGCTCGGCTCATCATCTTAATGATGGAGGTAGCAGCTGTGATAGCCTGTGTGCCGGTCAATGCAACCAGTGCTGGGGTGTCGATGTTCGCGACACGAACCGCATAACGCCAATCCTTAACCACTAGGCCGTTCTTCCAAACAAACCGATCTGCGTAAGCGCGGAACCGATCGTCATTGCTGTCGAAGGCATCGATAACGCCCAGGTCTTCATGTGACAGACCAGCGCTTGAGCCTTTAGGGAAGATACCCATAACTGTACGCTGACCCCATCCAACGAGCAGGATAGAACTGTTGTCTGAACCAGTACCGCCAGCATCAAGGATGTTCTGAGCGTTTACTGCGCCCAGGTCGCTGTATCGTGGCAAGAAGCCAACGAACTCTTCAGGGTTAGACGCTGTACCGTTGATCAGGGTATTCGCCATCGTTTGGTTCATCGACTCCATGAACGCTTCAGCTTCACTCAGGCGGTACGAGTTAACGTTACCGTTGAGTTCTGCTTCGTCTTTGTCAACTTCTGACCGTGCTTCAAGCTGAGCGGTATTCTCAGTGATCTGCGCGGTGGTTGACTTGGACTTTGGTACACCTTGGTTCATCAGTCGATAGAAGACTGAAGGCAGGCCGGTTCGGATGGTGGTTTGCTCGCCTGTTGGCAAGTTGCCCTCTTTGAATAACATATCATCGAGGATTTCGTTTGTTTGAGACAGGATCTCAACAGTTGTGGCTGTCTTACCGTCTGGATCAAGGCGCTTTGCCCAATCCAATAGAGTAAGTACGCCGTTACCGATAGTAGCCATAATTTAAACTCCGTTACTTATCCATAAAAGATGTCTTCGCGAGACTTGACGGCTTTAAGCTGCCGAGCCTGCTGCTTAGGTTTAGTGACCAGAGTTGCCTTCTTAACCTTAGATTTGATCTTTGAGGCTTTACCCTGCAATTGATCAAACTTAGCGGCCTTCAAGCACGTTTGGATATACCTAGCTCTGAACATTCCCGCTACGTCTTCGTTGGTGAATCCGTTTGTTTGGAAGTATTCGTTCATTAGTTTCTGATCAGCTTCATAAGCTTTCGTGGCTTTGCCGTCAACCACCCAATCCGGGTTGTTTTCAAGCATCAGCCCCTGTTCAGATACCAACTCATCATCCGTGTATGCTGGCTGACTTACGGTTTCAGACTTTAGTTTTTCAACCATCGCCTTGCGCTTATCTGCCTTCTCCCTTTGAGCAATGTACTCCTCTGGATCATCTTCACGCAGTTCTTCCCAATTAACCGCCTCATCTTCCGCAACCATGGCTTGCAATTCCACAGTCATGTTAGACAGATTGGTCTTCAGGCCGGTTAATTCTTCCCGCTCGGTTTGCAGAACCTTGCGTTCGTCGGCCAACTCAGTAGTCTTACGTGTGTAGTCTGATTGCATCAGATGGCCATCACGCCACTTACGTACTTCATCCAGGTCTACTTCCTTACCATCTAAATCGAGGTAAACAAGCTCCTGTTCTCCGTCTTCAGCGTCGTCTGTAGCACCTTCGCTTTCTGACTCTTCGGATAGTTCATCCGGCTGACCATCAATTTCGACTTCCTCTGTCAGAGCTTCCTGGTCATCGCTCTCTGTAACGGCTTCGGCTTCGGTTTGCCCCTCGGGGTCTTTGGCTTCGGCTGTTCCGTAAAAAACATCTGCAGGTTCCATTACTGGATTATCTGTAGGCATTAGTTAAATCCTGTTGTTAGTGTGAGTTATTAAGTTCTTCTAACTGATTGTCAGCTAGTTTACCAGTTGTTAACACTTGATCAAAGTATTGCTGCAGACACTTGAGATTCTGCATGGTTCGCCACGCTTCCTCCCGCACATCATCCTGGTCTCTCTTAGTGTTGCAGAAGACCTCAAACAAATGCGCCTCTCGCGCTACCATTGCCTGCTTGTATACGTGGTTGTTGAGCACCTGTTGACCCATTTGGCCTAGCTTTGACTCTTCAGTTAGTTGCTCTCGTACTTCTGCTTCGCCTTCTAGCATGATTTATACCTTGTCGGTTATGGTTTGCTCGTTCTGAACGAAGTTGACGTTCTGCTCTGATGCAAACTTCGCCTCAATTTCTGTCAGTTTGATAGCCAAGTCTTTCATTGACTGGTTTTGCTTCTGCGCCGTCTCTATATTGAACTGCCGCTGATCTTCTAACAGCTTACCAATATCCAACTCCCGCTTGCCCTGCGCCTCTACCAGCTTAGCCTCTGCCTTGATTGTCTCAGCTTCTGCCAGTGGGTTCTGTAGCTGCTGTATCTGTCCCTGCATCTGCTCAACGATGTTATTGAGAATCTCGTTCTCGGCTGTCAGTAATTCATCAGGACGTTCAGGGTTGTTGAAGAACTCTGCCGTATCAGGCAAGCCCGAACCTTTAACCACCCGATCA